AGTATTATTATCACCTCTTGTATCAATAGTTTCTGCTGATTCATCTACATTATTTAAACCTAAGTTTGTTTGTGAAGTAAATCTTGCTGTAGTTGGTTTTAAAGTATTCCATACTACCTTATCTCCGTAAGTAGAGAAACCATCTCTTTGTGCTGCTGGTGTTAATGCTGAACCTGTGTATAAAGCACCTGTTTCAAAATCATCATAAGTTATAAATCCATCAGCATCAAATGTAGAATCATTTGCTACAAGATCTATAGGAGTATCTCCACCAACATCTACTCTTCTTCTTGGGAAACGTAGTTTACGAGGTAGTGTTTTAATAAGTTCTACTTCAATACTATCCTCTCTTGTAATATTTGCACCTTTGATTTTATTGATTCTGTAGTAATGACCATCAATATGAATCTTATCATTTAACTGAATATCAGGTATCTCTGTAGGATCTAAGAAAATATTTAGTGTAACTAATCTACTATCTACATCATATAATTCGTTAATGTAGAAAGACCAGTAATCATTAAATGCAGTACTTTTAACTTGACCATTAAATTGTGCTTGATGGTAGTTATAGTGTCCTGGAGAGTAGGTATTACCGAAGTGTAAATCTCTTGTAGTATCAAATACTGCTGGAGTAGCTTGTAAGTGAGAAGCTAAACCATAATCTGATAATTGATTAATAGTACCACCTTCATCCTCAAACCAATATCTACCTGATGAAATTAATCCTGTAGAGTTAGTTGATACAAGATTACCTACATTTTGTCTACCATTATGGTATACTAAACGAGGTGCGAATTTAGTTCTTCTATATGATTGTGATGAATCGTCTTTTTCACATAATGCAGGTAAAATCATTTGAGGTGCTGCATCAATACCCTTAATAGGGGTAGGAGCAAAATAACTACCTATTACTTTCTCACCATTAGCTAAATCTGATTCTGATGTGTAGTCAAATTCACCATATAATTTACCTGTAGTACGTTTATGATATTGTGTTAAAGCAATGTTATCTTCAACATCTGTAAACTTAATATTTTTAGGTTGACCTTGTAGTGGGTGTGTTATATTCCATTTCTGGTTATAATCTACTTTATTACTCCAATCTACTGTGCCACCTGCATCTACCCAATCATTAAACGTTTCAATACTTAAAACATTTCTTTGATTCTTAACTGGCTCAATTACTAAGTTAAATTTCTCAATTAAACCTTGTAGGAAATCAGAAATAGAGACATCACGATAAATCGGTGCTAAATTTATATTTGCACCTAAATTAGTAGTTGGCCCTTGTAATAATTGGAATCTCGTTTGACTGGTTTGTTCTGCTCTAAATATTTGTACACCTGAAGCGTTCTCAGTATAAACTACATATATTGCTATTGTATCAGTAGCGACTAAAGGAATTAATGGTGTAGTAAATGATAATGCTCCATCTACTGCTCCTGTTAAATCAAATGTATAGTTTTGTGTAATACCATTTACATCAAATTCAGCCCCATTTTTATATACTTTAAATGTAACTGATCTTGCATCAGCTGGGAGATTGTAATTAATAATATCGTACTGAACACTAACACCAAATTGATAAGGTCCATCCTCACCAGCTGTAAATGTATTTGTACCATCGTAGTTACCTGCATTATTATATAATACAGAACCGAAATTTAGTATTGATACTGCTTGTGTAGATGTAAAATCTTGATCTGCACCAGAATCCGCTATAAACGATTGTGAGATAGGATTATTACTTGAAGCACCTTTTTTATCATCCTCTGTAGCTAATAAGTAAATATCATCTGTATAACTACCTGAAGAAAATAATGATGAAGTATATTCATAACCTACACTATTAAAAATAGCATCTAAACAATCCCTTACTCTAATAGCAGGTTTAAAATCATCTACTTGTAATGGAGAGTTATAGTTAGTGAATGAACGAGGATCACCACCACCTTTTATTTGTGTATCTCTTGGATCATCAGCATCAAACCCATAGTTAACTAATGGGTAAAATACAGCACCATCTAGTAATGTTTGATCCCAACTATCTACAATGTTATCGTATGTGTAATCGTGATTTAAAAATGAAAAATCTAAATCACTGAATGTTTTGTCTTTAATTAAGAAACCTAAATCAACAGTCTCATTTACAACTACAACATTATATAAGTCATTACCTCTATTATCAGTAACAACACTTTCTAAGTATAATTTACCTGTAAATATTTCAATACCATTCTGTAATACTTGACAAGCTACAGTTTTGATAAATGAAGTAGAAGGTGTAGCACCTACATCATACAGATTACCAAAAAACTCGTTATTAGTAGTTGAAGGAGGTAAAGTAAGTTTTTGTGATGATACACCAAATGCTTGTCCTATATCACCTGATTCAATAGCTGAGATATCAAGTCTAAAAGGAACATCCTCGAGTAAATCTAAATCGTACTTTACTCCATCATCATTTATACATCTTAGTATTGTCATTATAATCTACTTCTATCTTCGTTAGCGTATTGATACTCGACTGTGTATCTAAATAATTTTTGACTACGTGGATTTGTTTTCTCTGTTACATTTACATTGTTTACAACTACCGGGAAATACTCGCCTGACTCTTGTTGAACATAGACATCGGTGCTATAGAATAGTTCGCGTAAATTATCGGCGTCTGTCTGCGTTAAATAGTTACTGTTTGCTGTACGTCGTTTATTAACTTCATTGTAATAGTTGTTTCTACCTCTTCTCTCACGATCATAAGCAACATTGTTGTCTGTATTAGAGAAGTTTACAAATGATTGTTTGTATTCTTGTCTATCAATTGTACCAACAGTTGTTTCTGCTAAACTGAAATTATAATAGTCCCAAACACCATATTTATTTTTATAAGCAAATCTTACTCCATCATATCCACAGTTAGCAGTTGTAATATCAAATCTATAAGAACCCCATACTCCATCAGCATTTGCAAAACCATCAGTTGCTTGTGCTGTAAAATCTATAGTGTAATAAGCTAAATCACTATCTAAACTAATACCAGCATCAACTAAGTTTTGTGGTCCAGCAGGAAAATGAATTAGACGGGTCGAACCACTTTGATCCGTATATACACTAGACCAAAATGTAGTTGTTGGAGAACTTGTTCTTGGACCTGCTGTATTGTAAATAACATCTGTTGAACCAATTACCCCATCTACATCGTATTGTTTAAATGTAGCAGCAAAAACATCCATTGCTGAACTAACATTATCACCATTACCTACTGCATTACCATTAAAGAATGAAATACTATGGTAATCACCTAATCTAATAGAGCTGGTATCAAATGATGTTAAACCAAATTGATGACTAAACGTTACATCATCGGTTGGATCTTCCTCAGCATACTTACTACCACTATTGAAATTCCAATTCACCAATTCATTTGGATCAGAAACACCATCTAATAAGAAAAATATTTGTGTTGGTTGGCTAACTGCTGGATCACCAGGAGAACCTGCACCATTGTATAATGTAACAGATGATGAAACACTTGTACCGTATTCTTCACCAAAATATATTTCAAATTCTTTAGCACTTGATGTAACACGAGTTGCTGCATCTATATCCCATACTCTATCTGTTGGTCCTAATTGTGTAGGAATTAAATTTCCTAAATCAAATATACCTTTAGATGATGGGTTTGGTTGTTGTTTTACGCGCTGTATAAGCACGTCATTTTCGTCTTTGATGTCTACCACGAATTGAAATTGTGGTTGCGTTACCTGCGTTGAAGTACACAAATAAACCAAATTATCGTTGGCCGTATTTGGGCTGGTAGGGAATTGTTGTAATGATACTGCCATGTTATCCTATTTCTGCGTAGTTATCTTCTATATGATCATCTATATCTAATGCTACAGCCTCACCTATATTTGTTAGGTTTCTTTGTACAACATCATCTAATGATACTTGAATGAATGGTTTTGGTTTTTTAAACCGTTGTCCTTTTTTTTCTATGTTTTTAGCTACAGCCCAAGCAAATTGTGTTGGTGTCATAGCCATTGGTACACTTATTCTTTTTTGTTTAATCCAATCAATGATTGCTCTAACAGGTGGCATACCACCTTTCTTACGTTCACTACCTTCATCTACATAGATACCATATAATGGTAAAGTAATAGGTTGTGTAATAATGTTATCCTGTACTTGTGTAGGACCTGGTTTTATTGAACGTGCTAAATTACCTGTAACAACTGAATTATTATCAAATAACCTATCCACCATCTCCTCTACTACTAGAGTACCGATGTCGCTCATTTCGAGTTGTAAATTAGGATATGTGATTTCTTCACTCATTATAATTGTGGGTAAAAGCAGTAATTAAATAATCCTGATTCTGTTATTGTTACTTGAGAAACCCAACCATATACTCTATCGTTAAATGCCTCATTTACAGGAGTTAGATTTGCCATTGTACCTGTCATCCAATTTGTATCGTTTACAGGACCATAATTCATATAAGACATTACATCGTACTGAATTAATTCCATTCTTGATTTTACATCTAATGGTGATTCATCTGATAATTTAGGTACATCAAGTGAATACAATTCAAATGTTAATGCTCTTGTATTTGCTGTAATACCTGGTGATACTAATGGTCTAAGGAATACAAATGGGTATTTAATATTCTGGGAATTAGCATCTAAGTAATCAATAGCACCTTCAGCAAATGATGATATGCCTAAATGTGCATCACAGGCTTGTTCAAAAAAACCTACTATGTCTTTATATGTGTGTACTACTGTTGTCATTTTATTCTATATTGTCGTTCCTGTTGTTTACGTCTTTGTTCTTCTCGTTGATTTTTATCTTGATGATATGCTAACCAATTAAGTACAAATACAAAATTTAATTTTGGGATACTAGTATCCCCGGTGACTGATAAGATGGATGAGTCTGATAATTCAAAAATTGTTGCAGCCCACCCCCAATGTTCATAGAAGCCATCTGTTGGCTCATCTTCTTCACTATCGTCATCTGCTCTTTTGGTGGTAGGGAAGAGAGACTCGAACCGAGAGAGAACGAGGTGCCTACTACTAAAAAAAAACTTAATGCGCCCAAGCAAATTGATGCTGGTAGTACACTTAGTTTATCTGCATTCTCTGCTCTTTTACTACTATCGTATTCTTCTATTTTATAGTATTTAAACAGATTTTCTGCTTCACCTAAAGCAATCTTATATGTGTTTTTAAATGCCCATTTTATACCTTTGAATCTATCTTTTACGATAGGACGATATAATATAGCCATTATTTCTTCAATGTTATCCTGCGGTTGTTTCGCAAGCCTCTCTAAATCCACATACTCGCCCAACGTTAGGTTTTGCATGCTAGCAAAGCCGTATTTTACGCCATCTAATTCAAATATAGGATAAAACTGAGGTTCAATATCAGTGATAGTATCTAATACTTTAGCATACACTGATTTTATTGACATTGGTGTCCATGATTTTACTGTATCAGTCTCTTCACCTGATAGTAGAGAAATCATTTTGATCATTTTTTCTGTCTCACTTAAATGCTCAAGTG